GTTCCGGGAGCCTTGGGCATTGGTGCGTTAGCCGCGGGTGCTGCATACTTAGGTAGAAGACGAATTCCTTTCTTAAGAGAATTATTTAAAATTTCTAAATCAACTGCACCTAAACCGCCACTTCAATCACAGGTGCCTAAACCATTAGATAAGGTTAATCAAACAATAGCCACGGCCCAAACACCCACGGCTCAATCAATGGAACTTATTTCTAAAACACCGCCGGCGATTAAACATGCAAACGATTATCGAGCTACTTTAGATTTAGTTCAAGCTAATTCTATAAAACTTCCTTTATCTCAAGGTTCAGGAAAAGGAAGATTTGGTTCTTCACTTTATGACTGGATTGCACAACACCCAGCAAAGAAACCATTACCCGCTAAAGTTTGGGCTGATCAATTAAAAAAAAGTCAGCCTTTATCTCAATTCAAAAGTAATCAACCAGGGTTTCAAAATATTAAAATGAACGTTTCAAGACGAGAATTAGACGATGCCAACATCGCGGTCTTTGGACCTAAAGATGAATTAATAGGTGGCTTTTTAAAAACGGCTGAACAAGCCAATATGAATGTAGCTAAAACCGATTTACTTAAAATGGTTATTAATTCACCTTCGGTTAATTTAAGAGTTAAAAGATTTGAATATGTAAATGATGCACCCCAATTAGTGGAACCAATAGTTATTGATGCCCAAAGATTATTAAGAAGATTTTATGATAAAATATCAATTCAACAACCGCCTCCAGGTGGAACAGTAGGCGCAGGTAATAAATTCTTTACAGATAAAAACGAGATTTTAAATAAACTTCAATCTCGTATGGATGATCTTCAACTTAATATGGCTCAAATAAATACGAGTGCAAGACAAAATTTTTCGCAGGCGGATTATATAAAGTCTAATGTGGATGATGTAGCAACACAGATAGGTAAAGTAAAAGAATTAATTCCTAAAATTCAAGATGAAATAAGTGCAGCAGGATTAGCTCCTATTAAAGGAGCGGAAGAAGCAATGGACTTACAGCGTAAGATATTAAGTGTGCAAAGAAAATTAGCTGCTGAAGTTAAATTAGGTCAATCTCCAAAATATGGAGTAGGAGAGAATAAAACTTATGCAATGCATGGTGATGAAAAATATATTGAAGATGTAATTTATTATCCTAAAAAAATTCCTTATGGAAGAAATGTTTCCCCTCAACATTATGAAGATTTAGTTAATGGTAAAAAATTAGAAAATCAAATTTATCACGCGCGTTATGGTTTAAGAACTGTTTCGGGTCCGGAACGAAATAAAGTCTATGTTTTACATGAGGCCCAATCCGATGTGCACCAGAAAGCATATGATGCAATGAAAAAATATCCGGATAAAAAAAGAATTAATCCTTTTAATACGGAAGCAGAATTTGGTCAGGCAAGTGCAGCTCTAGATAATATTTGGAATAAAATGAAAGTTATTTACAATAAGCCAATGCCAACCTATGCCGATAGAATGGAACTTAGAAGACTAAGAGAACTGGGAGATGAGTTAAGAAAGAATACTGTTAATGCATCTAACATTGCCCAAAAAGTTTCTAACCGATCGGATAATACTATTCCCTTTTTACCGATGATCGAAAGAGATGTGTGGGGGGATCATTTAATTAAACACTTAGCAAAAAGTGCAGCGGATGATGGAGTGAAATGGATTGCTATTCATCCTGTTGAAAGATTACACGCTTTTAAAAGAGCCGACAAACAAGCAGGAGCCATTGGTAAACTGGGAGACTTTGAATTTTATGGAACAGCTACAGGGAAAGCGGGTCTTCAAGGAGTAAAAGCTTTTTCTAAAAAACAAAACAAAGCTATTCCAACTCCTTATCAGAAAACAGCAGTTCTACCAGAGAGAATGATTAAGCTTGCTAAACAATATAATTCTGAGGCAAGACCTATTATGATTTCTAAATCAGATCCTGACCTCCCTTGGAAAATTGTAGTATCCCATAGTGCGAGAACAGGTACTGATGCAAGAATGTTAGGTTTTAGAAAGCCTATAGACGAACATTTGATTGCTTTTAAAACCGAGGTAGAAGCTAAATATTATCTAAAGGAAATTAGTGGTGTGAGTAATGCTAAAATACTTAAATTAGAAGCTAATGATCCAAGATTATATTCTGAAGCTTTTGGTTTGAAAATTACCCCAGATATGTTAGAAAAGCCTTTCAAGCTCTACAAGAAAGAAGGTGGGCTAGTAGTCGACATATTTAAATGGTAATATAGTAGCAGTTTATAAACTATAAGGAGATATATATCATGGCAAAAAAGCTATTAAAAAAAATCGCTAAAGCTGCAGTTGCAGCAGGCGCTGCCTATGGCATGTCAAAAGCCATGGCAGGAAAAAAAGGTTGGCGTTCTCATTTGAAGCATACATTTGGAAAAGCACCAATTAAACAAGTTGGTGGAGATGCAAGTATTGCGGAAGGAGTGTATGGCGCAAGATTTCATAAACCTGATCCAGGCTTTTTACATAAGCAGAAAATAAACATCCTAAGACCTAAAAAACAAGGATGGAAAGAGAAAATTCAGGACTGGTGGAGTAATACGCCTTGGCCTAAAATGTATCAAGGTGACTTAGTTAAATCACAAACTAGAGGAACAGGTGCAGCTGTGAAAGGTACGACTCACGAAATCATGCCTGGAATGGATGCAGCTAAATCTGGAAAAATGATTCACGCAAAACAAGGTTATTATGCTAGAGAAGATGAATCTATTGGAATGAGACTTGGCAAGAAAAAAAGTAAACATGCTAAGAAAGTTGCAAGAGATGAGTCTTATGGCGACTGGGGTAAAAGAGGAAAAGATTGGAAAGTCAAAAAAGCTAATCGAGGTACAATGGTCAGAACTAGAGGCTCCAATCCTGATAACCCTTACGTTATGCAAGGTGGTTCAGTTGACGTTCATACTAAATTGAATGGTACGCTTAAAACTAGAACTTGGTAATTATGGCCGATGTGGAGAGACAAAATCCGATCGTTGAGGATGAAGACCCAACGAGTGAAGAAGAGATTGCTGTAGAAGTTGAAAGACCGAGCGATGAGCCGGTTGAAATGGGAGATGAGACAGACGAAAACCCTGACAGCTTCTACGCTAATCTTGCGGAAGATATGGATGTCCGTACTCTTCAAAGAATGGCCAATACACTTATCACCGAATATAAAAAAGACAAAGTCAGTAGAAAAGATTGGGAGACAACTTATAAAAACGGTTTAGATCTTTTAGGATTTAAATTTACTGAAATGACTCGACCATTTAGAGGGTCTGCGAATGTTACTCACCCATTACTTGCAGAAGCAGTCACGCAATTTCAAGCACAAGCTTTCAAAGAACTTCTTCCATCTGATGGTCCAGTCAGATGTAAGATTGTAGGAGAAGAAACTCAAGAGATACAAAGACAAGCAAATAGAGTTCAAGACTTCATGAACTATATGCTTACAGAAAAAATGGAAGAGTACACCCCAGAGATGGATCAACTTTTATTTTATCTTCCACTAGCAGGCTCTGCTTTTAAAAAAATTTATTATGATGAAGTAATGGAAAGAGCTGTAGCAAAATTTGTTCCAGCCGAAGATTTAGTTGTTCCTTACTTTGCAACAGATTTATTAAGTTGTGAAAGAATTTCTCACATAGTTAGAATGAGTGAGAACGATATTATTAAAAGACAAAAAGCAGGTTTCTATAGAGACATTGAACTTAAACCGGCACAACCTAAACAAGACGAAATTCAAAAAAAATATGATGAATTAGAAGGTATTACGCCAACTGCGGATCGACCAACTAATTTTAATATTTTAGAAATGCATGTTGATTTAAATTTAGAAGAATTTGAAATGCAAAATGCAGAAAAGCAAGTTAAAATTCCTTATATAGTTACAATAGACGAGGGATCAGCTGAAGTCTTATCAATTTACAGAAATTATAAGCCAGATGATCCCTTACACAACAGAATTGAATATTTTAATCATTATAAATTTTGTCCAGGCTTAGGATTTTATGGTTTTGGATTAATTCACATGATTGGTGGATTATCTAGAACTGCAACTCAAGCTTTAAGACAATTATTAGACGCAGGAACCCTAAGTAACCTTCCAGCAGGGTTTAAATCTAGAGGAATTCGAATTAGAGACGATGATCAACCATTTGCACCTGGAGAATTTAGAGATGTAGACGCTCCAGGTGGAAATATTAAGGATCAATTTCAAATTTTACCTTTTAAAGAACCTTCAGCAACACTTTTTCAACTTTTAGGATTTGTTGTAGGTGCGGGACAACGATTTGCAGCTATTACTGACATGTCAGTTGGGCAAGATTCTCAAAATAGAGCAGTGGGAACTACAATGGCACTCTTAGAACGTGGCTCAAGAGTCATGACAGCTATTCATAAACGTTGTTACAACGCAATGAGACAAGAATTTAAACTTTTAGCATCTATTTTTGGTACTTACTTACCTCCTGTTTATCCATATGCAGTTTATGGTGCAGATAGAATGGTTAAAACACAAGATTTTGATGAAAGAGTAGATGTAATTCCAGTTGCAGATCCAAATATTTATAGTTTAACTCAAAGAGTTACTCTTGCAAACGAGCAATTAAAGATTGCTATGTCTAATCCAGGTATGCACAACCTTAGAGAGTCGTATAGAAGACTATATGAAGCTTTAGGAACTAGAGAAATTGATAAAATTTTAAAACCAGAACCGCCAATTGTGCCTAAAGACCCTGCAATTGAAAATGCTGAAGCTTTAAAAATGCAACTGCCTCACGCATTTCCTCAACAGGATCAAGACGCACACATTGCAACACACGCAGCTTTTATGCAATCACGAATGGTTCAAATAAATCCAATGGTTTATGCTAATTTACAAAGTCATATTTCTCATCACATTAGTTTAAAAGCTCAAGGAGAAGTCGGGGCTCAACTTCAAGACGATCCTCAATTACAAGAACTGATGAAATCAGATCCTGAAGGAGCACAAATTAGAATTGAAGGAATGATTGCACAAAGAGTAGCACAAATTACCGAAGAATTAGTAAAAACAGAACAATTAACAAAACAGCAAGATCCATTAGTTGCTTTGAAACAAAGAGAGTTAGACTTGAAAGCTATGGATATGCAGCGTAAAGTAACAGAGAAAGGTGCTGATCTTGAAATGAAAGAAGAACAGTTTGATGAAAACATTGATATTCAAAAAATGAAGTTAGAAAGTGTTGAAGATCAAGCTGGAGAAAGAATTAGAATAGCTGAAGAAAAACTTCAGCAAACACGAGATATAGCAGAAGCTAAATTACAAGTTGAAAAAATGAAGCGTACTGCTGAAGATCGTAGAAC